CCGACGCGAGGCGCTGAACCTCGCCCGGGACGAGGGTCGCCTCGTGGACGCCGAGGCCGTGTCGCGCGCCTGGTTCACAGAGGGGCAGCGGGTGCGGGACCTCCTGCTCGCCGTCGCGCCGCGGGTCGTGCCCGAGATGGTCGCGCTCGTCCGGGCCGAACCCGACGACGGCCGGGCTGTGGCCGCCGCGGTCTCTGTGCTCGACGCGGCACTCCGAGCAGCGATGGCCAGCCTCGAGACGGAGCCGAAGACGTGACCGACCTCGCCGTCACCGCAACGACCGGCCTCCAGCTCGCCCGGCTGGTGGCAGCTTTCCGTCGCGGCCTCTGCCCGCCCGAGGTGCTCCCCCTCGACGAGTGGGCCCGCCGGTTCCTGGAGTCGCCGATCTTCAAGGGCGGCCGGTACGACCCGGACTTGACGCCGTACGTCGTCGAGATCATGCGCTGCCTGTCCATCGGCAGCCCGGTCCGCAACGTCGTGGCGATCGCGGGGACCCAGACGTTCAAGACGGCGCTCGGGCTCGCATGGCTGGCGTACGTGATCTACTACGGCGACGGCCCGTTCATGCACGTCCGGCCCAAGCTGGACGCGGTGCGCGAGTTCGTCCGGGAGCGCATCGACCCCCTCTGGTCGCTGCCCTGCCTCGAGGGCAAGGTCGCGCCGCCGCGGTCGAGGTCCAAGGCGAACACGATCCGGTTCAAGGTCTTCGAGGGCGGCTACTTCTTCGGCTGCGGCACGGCCTCGGCCACGGACATGAGCGCGAAGACCGCGAAGAATTACTGGCAGGACGAGGTCGATCGCGAGGAGCCGAGCGCCGGGAAGGAAGGTCCGGCGCACGAGCTGGGCCCGCACCGGACGTCCACCTACGGCGCGACCGCGAAGCACCTGTTCACGACGTCGCCGACGACCGAGGAAGGTCCCGGCTGGCAGATGTGGCTCACTACATCGAGGGCCGAGTTCCACGTCCCGTGTCCGCACTGCGGCGCGCGGCAGGTCCTGCACTGGGAGGGCATGCGGATCAACGGCGACCCCCGAGGGCCCGTGGACGAGTTCGACGTCTGGTACGAATGCGAGGGGTGCAAGGGCCGTATCGACGAGTGGCACAAGACGCGGATGCTCGCGGCCGGCGTCTGGGTTCACGCCCGCCCCGAGCGCATCGACAAGGGCTTCCGGCTGCCTTCGTTCTACTCCCCGGCGGGCTGGCGGACGTGGAAGGACATCGCTCGCGACTACGCCCGCGCCGCCGACGCGTACAAGGCAGGCGATCCGGGTCCGATGCAGGTTGTTCGCAACACCGACTTCGCGGAGCCCTTCGCGCCGCAGGGGGAGGACGAGGTGCCCGTCAACGTGCTGCTCGGCCGTCGTGAGCCGTGGCCCGAGGATGCGATCCCGGCCGGCGTCCGCGTGCTGACCTGTGGTGTGGACGTACACCCGGACCGCCTCGAGGCCCACGTCATCGGGTGGGGACTGCGCCGTGAGCGATGGACGATCGACTACTCCGTGATGCCTGGTGGGCCCTTCCCGGACGAGCAGGGCCGGTTCGATTGGGACGTCCTCGACGACTTCCGGCGGACCACGTACCGCCGCGAGGACGGATGGGTCATGCCGATCGTCTTGACCTTCGTGGACCTCGGCGGCGACCGCACCGACGACGCCTACAAGTACACCCGTTCCCGGCACCCCCGCCAGGTCATCGGCATCTTCGGTCGCGCCAGCGACAAGGGCCCTCGCCCCGTCGTCGAGCGCGAAGCACGGAAGGACCAGAAGCGCGGCAACGCCAAGTATCGGATCATCGGCACCGACCCCGCGAAGGCCGACCTGTTCGCCGCCCTCCGCACATGGGATCCCAAACATCCCGGCGGCCCTGGCACCTGGCACTTCCCCGTTCGTGACTGGTGCAACGAGGAGTGGTTCGCGCAGCTCACGGCCGAGCATGCCGAGAAGGTCAAGAACCGGCGCAACAAGGCGATCGAGATTTGGGTGCAGCACCGGGCCCGCAACGAGGTGCTCGACACGGCCGCCTATGCCTACGGCGCGTACCGGACCCTGGAGATCGAACGGCGCCTCATCAGCGTCATGGCCCCCCTGGTGTCCCTCCCGGAGGAGGCGCGTTCCGTCGCGCAACCCCGCGAAAAGGCGCGGTCCCGTTCACACGTTGACCGCGGTCCGCCGTCGCGTCAGACTGAAAGCGCGAGCGCGCCCGACACCCCAGTCGCACCGCTCGATGACTTCTGGGCCGACCGCGGAGGCTGAACGCGTGGCCACCTTGCAGGAACGCATCGACGCGATCGACGAGAAGCTCGAGGAGGGCGCCAACGCCATCCGTCACGGCGACAAGGCGGTCAACTACGACATGGACGCATTGAGGCAGGAGCGCGCCAGGCTGGCCGCCGAGATCAACGCCGCGTCGAGCACGCCCCGCTCCACCCGGACCCTGCTCGAACTGGAGGACGTGTGACCCTCACCGAGCGAGCGGAGCACCTGACCCGAGACCTCGCCGCGCTGGCGCTCGGGTACGCCGACCGCACGCTCTCGTTCGCCTACTCGATTGCCCGCATCGACCGGCGGCTGTCGGACTGGAGTCGTCCACTCAGCTCGGCGAACGCCGAGACGTACACGGCCGGCGAGACCCCGGGCAACTCCGGCCACGAGCTCGTCCGCAACAACCCGCTCGCGAAGCGTGCCCAGCAGGTCACGACCTCGCTGATCGTCGGCCGCGGGTTCATGCCCGTGGCGCGGCCCGAGTGGATGGCGCTGTACAAGGCGTGGGCACCGAACTGCTACGGCCGGAACCGCAGCAACTTCGCCCGCGTGCAGACGATGGTCCAGGACGGCGTCGCCGAGGGCGGCGAGATGGTCATCCGCCGCGTGTGGCGCGACCCCGACGATCGGGGCTGGGACGGCTTGCCGCTCAAGGCCCCGTTCCAGTTGCAGATCATGGAGGGCGCGCAGATCGACCGCCTGAAGGACGGGGCGGCGCCGGGCGGCGGCCGCTACGTGCAGGGCATCGAGTTCGACAAGTCGGACCGGCCGGTCGCGATCTGGATGTACACCGACCACCCGGGCGACATCGGCATGTACGGCGCGACCAACTACCAGTCCGTCCCGGTCCCCTACTCGGACCTGATTCACATCTACCGCGAGGACCGCGCCGGGCAGGCCCGCGGCGTCACGTGGCACGCGGTCACCGGCACGACCGTCCGCCGGATCAACACGTTCGAGGAGAACGAGCTGATCCGGAAGAACTTCGAGGCGTGCACGGTCAACTGGATCACCTGCCCCGGCGGCGAGCCCGATGGCCTGACCGACGAGAAGGGGCGCCTCCTCCAGCCCGCGACCAAGGACGCGCGCGGCAACATCATCGAGAAGCCCGCGCCGGGCCAGAACGTCTACGTGCCGTCCGGGTACGACGTGAAGCCGAACACCCCGACCCCCGTCCAGGGGTTCGGCGAGTTCCTGGAGGTCGAAGACGGCCGGGTCGCTCTCGGCTGGGGGATCCCGTACTAC